AAAAATATATTAAAAAATTAAAAATATGAAAAAATTATTTGTGCTTTTATTTATGATATTTTATGTTGGATATATCTCAATATTTATATTGAGAGTTTATTTATTTGATTATATTATAGATAATAATAATTTATTTTTAGGTTTGTGTGGATTAATACTAATATGCACTGAATTAATAATCAATGAAATTAAAAAATTAAAAAATTAAAATTATATGGACTCAAAATATTTTATAAATATTGAAAAAATATCATCAATCACTTTCAACAAAGAAAGAAAAAATGATAATTATAATTGGTATGATGAACAAACAACAAAAAGTTGGTATGGTTCAAAAACCACAACTCCAGCTGGTTGGAGATATAAAAAAAATAGTAGCATAAATACAACAGAACAACTTAAAAATGTTGATGAATATAAAGTAGATGATATCAATAAAGTATTGTATGATAAGGCTAAAATTGATATTTATTTAAAAGATCAAATAATTTACGAGTATTTTGATACAGATGCTGATGCTCTTAAATTTATTGATGATTTAATAACTAAAAGTGGTAAACCTTTCCAAGTGTTGGAAAACGAATAAATTTTATTTTTGAAAATAATTCAAAAAATGTTTGGTAGATTAAAAACTTTTTTGTAATTTTGCACTATCAAATTAAAACAAAAACAAAAATAGAAAAAAATGACTTTTTTTCTATTATATATAACAAAGAATAAAAATAAAACAAGATAAAAATTTAGAAATCATGACAGCAATAAGTAAACATAGTAGCTCATCAAAATCCTTTAAATTCTGGTTTAGTAAACCTGAGTTTGGAACTGATACTTCTTGTCTTATTGTAAATATAAGTTAACATTTTTAATGTAAAAGAAATAGGTAAAATCCAAACTCAAATAGAGTTTGGATTTTTTTGTTTAAATATATTCTCCTATAGCTCAATGGTAGAGCTTATTACTTTTAATAATAAGACCTTGGACCGTAACCAAGTGGGAGAACAAAAATAAAAAGTTTATTATATAAAAAATATAAAAAAATTCAAAAATATCAAGTTTGGTGCCTAACTTTTTTATATATACAATAAAAAAGAATTATGAAACGAAATTGGGAAGAAATACAAAAATATTATGATGATAATCATACCTGGAGAGATGTTATAGAAAATTTCAAAATGTCAGATAAAACTCTAAGTAAATATATTAAAAAAGGTTTATTTAAGACTAGAACAAGAAGTGAAGCAAATTCATTATCCTATAAAAAGAAACCTAGAACATTATCAAATGAAACAAAAAATAAAATTTCAATAGGCAGAACAAAATATTTGAAAGAGCATCCAGAAAAAGTACCATATCTATTAAATCATTATAGTAAAGGTCCAAGTTATCCAGAAAGATACTTTGATGAAATATTTGAAGGTAAATTTAAATATGAAAAATATTTACAATTAAGTTTATATCATTTAGATTTTGCAATAACTAATAAAAAAATAGCAATTGAAATAGATGGAGATCAACATCATTTAGATAAAAAAATAGTAGAATCAGATACAAGAAAAGATACATATTTAATTGAAAACTGCTGGGATATTATTAGAATTAAATGGAGTGATTATCAAAAATTAACAAGAGAAGAAAAAGAAAAATACATTTCAGATTTATTAAATTATATTAATAATTTATCAAATAATAAACCAGAAATAGAATATAAAGATAATTCAAAATGTTGTGTAGACTGTGGAGATAAAATATGGAGAACTTCAATTCGATGCGTAAAATGTTCACACACATTACTAAGAAAAGTCGAAAGACCAGAAATAGAAGAATTAAAAATAATGATACAAGAAACGAGTTTAGAAGCTGTTGGAAGAAAGTATGGTGTTACTGGAAATTCTGTTAAAAAATGGTTAAAATAAAATATGCGTCAGTATGCAAGTGGCTAAAGCTGTTAGTCTCCAAAACTAATCCGAAAGGTTCGTGGGTTCAAATCCTGCCTGGCGTGCAAAAAATATTCTAAGAGTAGAATATAAAATTTAAATAATGGAAGATGAATTGCTCGGAGAGCAAGACCGATTTGAACTCGGTACGGTCGGAAACGGCTTGGGGTTGGGACCTACTTCTTCCGCTTAAAGTGTCGATTATCAACACTTTATATTAAAAAGGAGATAAAGCTAATCTGGTGAAAGCACTGGACTGAAAATCCAGGGAGGTTGGATCGTAACCAACTATCTCCACAAAAAATATAAAAATTGAAATAATAATGAAACCAGAATTGTTAAAATATGAGAAATTATTAAATTAAAAAACTGGAAAATTAAGTCCATAATTGGTATTGGCGCAGTTTGCTAAACTGTTCATCGAGTAAAATCGGTGTGTGGGTTCGAGTCCCTCATTTTCCGCTAATGTTCTGAAAATGAACATTTTATATGGTGCTTGTAGTCGGTAAGGGATGCCGCCCTGATTGTGGTTCAGGAATACGAAAGTTAATGTGAGTTCGAATCTCACCTAGCACACTTTAAAAATAATTATAAGACAATGTTAACAATTTTAGAAATAGTAAAAAATACAAAATCTGTGTTTAGTCATGCAATTGCTGGTGTATTATATTACATAGTTGAAGTTGGTGAAGAAAAATATCAATTTCCAATTGATATGAATGATAGGAATGATGTAGGAACAACTACATTTATTGCTGAATATAAATCCATCACTTTAATGAGATATATCAACAAAGCTATTAAGAATGAAGAATTTATCAAGATAAAGTGATAATATATGGTGTTTGTAGCTCAATAGGGAGAGTGCTTGGTTGTGATCCAAGAGGTAGTCGGATCGAAACCGACCTGACACCCAAATTAACAAAATAATAATAATTAAAAAAATGGGGTAAAGACAAATGAATTCAACAATCGGTTTATGACAAATCGTGATGAGACTGGTAGATTTATGGTTAAATCACTTAGGACAGGTAAAACATATTATGTTGAGCCAATTGGAAACACAAGAGCTGCAGATTGGGGTTCTTATAATCCAGGTACTGGAAAAATTGAGCATAAAAAAGGATATGATAAATATTCTGGTGCTATTAGTGAAAATGAAAGTTTAATAACAAAGGAAAATGGATTTGATAATATCACATATTCTGGAATTGGTGTTTCGCCATATTCAATTATTGATATGTTAGATACAAAATATTAAATTTTATTTATTCAATATATTTTACTATCTTTATAAATAATAGTATATCGTATAACAATAATAGAAATACGTCTGATAAGGCATAAAAACAGTTATAAATACTTATTAAAATCAGAAGATGTTGTGTGAAATCAACTATACTATTTATTAGATGCATCAATATCCGTAGTTGGTCGAGCGGTCCTGACTCTTAATCAGGTAAGAGAAATCTTCAACGTGGGTTCGAATCCCACTTGATGTACAAAAAATTATATCTAATTACATATAATATTCTATATTTTTAAGAATTTATATTTAATTAGATATAATTTTTTGTATATTATATTATATATTATAAATATTTACTATGTATATCTGAATCATAATCTTCTGATGGATATGTTATTTCTCTAACATCGAATATTTCAGAAATAAAATAATCTCCATTTCTTCTTTTGCTATATCCTAATACTGAATCATAACCAGCATCTCGTATAGAATGTGCTATTATATTTTCTTGAATTGCATATCTTAATGTGTTAGAATGTTTGCTATGTCTAACCATATCATATGCCATATCATAATTGTCATTATAATCAGAGTCTTTATTATAATCAGTTAATACTTCTGCGACATCTTCTGGTAAAATTCTTCTGTTTCTAAGAATACTTAAAATATCATCTTTAATATTTTCTATTGAACCTTTTCCATTAATTGCTTCATATGAATCTGTTGGTGCTTTACCACCAGTGCCACCTTTAATAAAAAATGGTTTTTTTAATAGTATTTCTCCTTCATATTTATCAGAACCACCATAACCATTTTTTCCTTTATATTCTCTAATATTAATATCTTTATATGGTAAATAAAATACACCAGTTCTTATTGAACTTTCTCCGCTTTGTTCTGGTTTTTGATACCTAACAACTTTCAACAATAAACCATCATTTAATATTTCTGCTCCTGGTGTATTATTAACAGCATTAATAAATATTTCATTATTTAATGGTAATTTTGTTTTATATTTCAATTGACGTGTTCTATCAGGTGATATGTGTTCATTTATAAAATTTTCAAATTTTGTTTTCATATTTGTATATATTAATAAAAAAATTTATATTTTTGTTATGTTA